CCTGTGCCCACGGAGACTGTCCAGGGGGAGTGGGAGGATGATATGCAATACCACCAGAAGTATCACTTCCAATACCCGGAGGCATACCCCCACCAGTAAATCCGCCTCTTTCAAGATAAGGATTTCCACCACCACCCATATTACCAGTTACTCCACCCGGCCAATAAGAAGGACCAGTTTGAATGGGTCCGCCTCCACCAAACTGTCCCCCTCGTGGGTCCATACCACCAGAAGGATTCATCATAGAACCGGGATTACCATAAGTTCCACCCGGAGTAAAGTTAATAGGCTGATTCTGTCCATATGGATTAGAAGGTGGAGTCATCCTACCACCATTAACTGAACCATATGTGCGATAAGGGTCTTGTGCAGAGGGAAGAATACCCATATTACTAGTCCGACCTACATTAATTCCACCACCCATAGATTGTGCAGGTTTAGTAGGTTTTTCACCACCCCTACCCTGCCATCTCTGTTGAGGCATAGATGGACCAGTATCCATTCCCTGTCTACGTCTACCCCACTGTGGAGAACGATTAGTATCCACAGCCTGCTGAGGATTAGAAATTCCAGTATTCTGAGGTTGACCCGGAAAATTACCAAAACTTCCAACATTAAGTCCAGCCATTATACACCATGCTTTCTACAGGTTTTAGGAGAAGGTCCAGTTTCTAGAGTTTCTTTTTTCTTAGATTCTGATTTTTCATGCTTCTTACGCTTATTAGAAGTAGCATAAAAAACTTTTTCAGCCTTCTCACCACCGTATTGTTCTTTCATATTAGCCATGACTTTAGAGCCATGACCGCCAAAATATTTTGAAAGTGGCATGGTCTTACCTCAACTGAGTATCTCTACCCTTTGGTCTATACTTATACTTCAAACTAGCAACTTCAGCTTCTCTTTCCTCGGGACGCTGAGATACCGGAATATTACGTTCCTTATAAGCCTGCCACAAACTTCGCGGCTTCTGTTTAGTATGAGTAAACTCATGAACTAGAAGGTCAATCATATCATCAGGATTTTGTGCCCTATCCATATTAATTGCAACAGTGTTATTAGGATAGGTCATCCCACCTGAATCTCGTCCTACAAAATACTTTTCAAAAGCATTATAAGGACGAACTTTTCCTACTGGTGCATCTGGCATACGAGCCATTACACCCGCAGCGGTTTTATTAAGTAAATCCTGCTCTTTTTCTGGAGTAGGATTAACGAGCTTTTTCTCTTTCGGCGGTGGCAATGTCTAATTCCTTTTCAAGTTCTTCGACAGGAACAGGTGCAGTTTTCAAGAGTTTAGCTTTTTCTCTATCTTCTGCTTCTAGCATCTGCCTTCGCACATTCCAAGGAATATTACGTGGAATGGTAACTTCCATCGGTTGCGACGGAACTTCAACTTTCGGTTCTGCAAGAAGTCTCGCCATAAGTTTTTCATTATTAATATTCGCGAACGCAAGCTGCTGTTTTAGAGTTTCGCAAGATTCACAGATTCTTGAAATCTCAACTTCCTCCTTACAATCAGGACAATGAGGATTCAAGAATCTATGGAACCAATTAGTAATCATATTTCACCTATTCCAGAAAATCCATTCAGGAGTTGGAGCAAGTTCACAAGCAACTGTAAACAATGCTACTACGATTATAAGTAGATACTTCATTTAATTTTAAGTCCTGTAGGTGAACCTGGAGTGACGACGAAAGCGAAATTTAAAGGGGCACTCTTAACGCTCTCCCCTGCAATATTGCCAGTCGTAAGAGTCAGTGTATGTGAGCCGGGAGTAAAGGCAGGAAAAGCTACATCACACTGATAAGGTGATATAGTTCCTACACAAGTAACTGAAACTAGGGTGGTCCCAGTGGTTGCAGCATCAGGATAATATTTGTATGTATAAGCCTGAGCTTCCGCTAGGGAACTAGCAGCTTGGTCCCACCCTAGTTTATTTGCACCAGTAGCAGGAGGTTGTGCATATGCAACTGATGCGAAACAAAGAAGTATCAAGGTAAGGTAAAACTTTTTCATAATATTACATCCGTCTATGATGAAATCTACTCACTACTTGAATCTTAGGAACAGAATCAATTGCTCTCATGTTACGATAAAAAGCTGTCCAATCCTTATTACCCATCAGAACATTAGTCATCGCTTCTTGTTTCTGTATCTTCTCGAATTCTCTATGCGCATCCGTAAAATACCTTTCCGCCGAGTCCACCGCGTATCTAAGGTCATCATAAGGGTCGTCACCCTCAAATGTAGCCACATCTTCCGCAGGCTTGTTGTCTTTAGGCTTATCATAACTACAAGCCCTAATAGCTTCAATCATTAGAGGACAACAATTAGGATGACCTTCATGCTGTGATTCTTCGCATTTGAAAATCTGTAACCTAGGAATATTCACTTCATCTTCTGGGGGGTCGAACATTTTAAGATAAGACTTATAATCTTCGAGTCCCTTATTCCTAAGTATCCACATCGCGTATTCTTCGCTGTAGGTCGGCAAGTCTGATATAGGAACAACTGGCTTCGGCCTCCATCTCAAATACTCATGCAGTAACATCTTCCCAGCGATTCGACTTCCAGGTGTATTGTTGCTGAGTTCTATTGGTCTCCCCAAAGCAGTTTCAATCTGCTGTTGAATGGTGTGTTCCTGTCCTCTATCTTGCCCTGCCGACCTACAGAACTTAATAACTCTAGGATTATCTTTATTAACATAATCCTTAACAATTGGTGCCCATTCTTCAATCTTAGTTTTCAACCAATAAAGTTCACGATACAAATACAATTTCTTAGCTGGTGAAATAGCATAGAACCCAATATATGTCATCGCCGCAAAACCCCAGTCACCGATAACCATTTTAGGCCACCAGTCGGGAATAGTGAAGGGTGGGATAACATGTAATGCGTTCTCTGGCTCATCAGGATAGTGTCTATCCCTAAACTCATCGAATACTTGTCCCTGGTAAGCATCCCAATCCCCAAATTTACGCGCTTTACGTTCCGCCTCAGACGGTATACCATCAAGACGAGCGCCATAATCAGGGTCAGCGTGGGGATTATCAGCGACAGTGGAATGAACATAAAATCTCTTTACATTCCCCTTGCCAACAATTATTTTACCGCCGTCTGGATAAGGTGATACAAAACGCTTTTTAACGAAGGTATGTCCAATTCCACCAGGCATACCAGCGCAGCGAATAATAGCAGGTAGCTCAGGAACTTTAGTTCTAACACGAGTAAACCCAATGTAGAGATAAATGTATTCAGTAAAAGAAGTAAGCTCGTCCGGTGTAAATAGGTTGATTTCCATTGAATCGTATTTATGGACATCGCTTTCTTCCTCGCAATGACCTAAGAATATCATCGCACCTTCATTTGAACCACCAGTTCCACCGAATTGGTCGGGTCTTGGAAACGTCCAAACCATATCAGTTTTGTTAAAAGTAGCACCGAACTTAGGGTAAATCTCACGCGAGCGAGGAACAATCTCATTACGGAGTTCCGGAAAAGTTCGACGCATAAAGACTTGCTTGAATGTGGGATTCTCATGCCACCGATGGATGAGTCCATATACAAGCAATACATCAGATTTGCCCGAAGCATTACCGCCTCCATAAAAGGCTTCAAATATTGAATTCGGGAGACTTAGAAATATCTCCTGTTTTCTATTTGGTTTCCAAAATCCTCGGTCAAATGCCATATTACTTCTTGTTAATAGTAATTCTATCGTTTACATCATTCTGAATACGACCAATCTTCGCAGCTACAGTAGAGAGTCCACCTGCACCGAGAAGTGCAATAAGTGTCTGATAGGTGGCCTCATCAATATAGCCCATAGCATGAAGTCCCGCGAGAACCGCGATTAGAGCAGCGATAATGTAAGTCTTGTAACCTTTCAACATTTCTTGTATCTCCTTTATGGTTATTGCCGTATTATAGAGTTCAATCCAATATTCTTTAGTGTTAAGTAGCTTAGGATTATCAATGCCCTTACGGATTTGACTATACAGCTTTTGAACTCTGTATAGATTGATAATATCCTTTATACCCATGTTAGTAATAAGGTTTAAAGGTAATGACGTTACTAGCCGTTGTGCTTTTCACAAAAGCAGAAGCATTTGCAACGCCCGTGGTATTAACACCTGTCAATGCCACAAAAGAACCACCAACTTCATCAGATACTTCTACTACAGCTTTTGAATGAACAAAGCAAGCCTTAGTGGGTGTAGCATACACTACATTCTGAACCATTGCAAATGGCGGTCCAGCGGAGATGTATTCCTGTGGCATGTTATTCTTCCTTACTCTCTAGAAGTTTAAGTCTCTTAGAGAATTCGTCCCACATCAACTCTACGCGAAATTCCATCTTA